CATTGAACATGGGTGCGCTAAGTACGTCACCGGTTGATGCTGGAAAGCCTGATGCCATCTAAGTCTCCTAGAGTCTGGATTGTCCGATTATACCGTAAGTGCTATTGCCGATGATGAACCCGGTCAAGATAGGCTCGCTGGTGGTGAATGTGGTGAGCCAAGAGCGAGGCGTGATCTGGTGCTGAACTCCAAAGATCTGCAAGGTCTTGGTGATGGTCGAGCCACCGGGTTGGTCGTTGCTGATTTCCACCGGTGACAGGAAGTCCAGCCCCAAAGCCGCTTCGATGCCAGCCTGATAGTTAGGCGTGGTCAAGTCGAGGCTCATAGCGTCGATGCGAATATCGGTCACAGACCGGTTGGCCACATAAGCCTTGGCGAGATCAAGGGTTGCTGCATCGGTCTCATGCAGCAGATTCTCTTTGGTGATGGCATGAGGGAAGTAGGTGTCGATGCTGTCCTGATCCGTATGGGTCTGCATCGTGCCACCAACCCGGGTGAAGTTGGCAACGTTGAAAATCAACTTATCATCGAAGGCAAACTTGAGATTCTTGTAGGGGATACCGGTCGTTTGATTGAACACGGTCGGGCTGGCGGCTAAAGCATCGACAAGGTCGGTGCGCTCACGGAATACCACGTCACCCCGGGCATCCATGTACACAGCCCCATACTCAGTAAACTCGACATCCTGCAAGGCTTGGAGGACGGTGCGAAGCGTTCCCGGGTCTGCTTGGACAGTTATATCGCCTGTGTCTAATACTCGCTGACCGCCGGGAAAGCCAATCTGGTCAAGAATCTCGGTAATGCGTGTGCCTGTGGTCTGGCCAGCCGTAGCCCCGGTGACGGTTGTCACGGCTGACTTGTTGAACAGCGTGAAGGCATCGGTGCATTGAATATCTACATAACCAAATTCTTCATTAGTCGGGTAGGTGTAGTTATAGGCCAGCGTGTAGCCAGCAAATAGCGGATAGGTGACTGCGTTATAAGTACCGGCCACAACCAACTTGCGAAGGGGCTGCAATAACCCAAAGTAAGGCGATGCCGGGTTCTGAGGATTCCAGTCACCGTTGGGGTCGATGACTCGCACCGTGGCTGTGCCGGGGTTGAACTTATCTTGCGTAAGGTCTCGGCCACGCCGGATGTTGATGCTGATGGTCTGGCTCGTGAGATCGACTACTTGCGAAGCAGTACCACCAGCACCCATAACTCCGATGCCGAGTTGGCTGATGCCAATGAGGAATGGAGGGTCAAAGGAAGGGCCGCTGGTGAAGTCGAATGAGACCGTCAGTTGTATGGGGTAGGTCACGCTGGCGTTACTCCCACAGTTCTGAACCATCCTGTTGCAAGGCCGTAGGACGAAGCCTCCACCACAGCATCAACCACATCGCGCTTTGCCTGATCATCAAGGCCGCCTGTGCCGGATACATAGACATTGACGGTGCTGTTTACTTTTGGTGCTGGGGTCTCGCCATCAAGCATGTTCTCTGTGCTGGTGTAAGGCATTACCAGTTGAGGCGTAGCCAAGGGTGACGTTATAAGGGGTTGCTGGCCCGACACAGTTCCCTGAGGTGTTACCGAGGTGACTGGCGCACCGATAGAAGCCATGCCGGCTCTAATACGAGCCAAAGCATCCTCCCATTCTTGGAATGGGTTGGAAGCCTTGAAGTTTGCTAGGGCTGAAAGTTCACGCTGGGATGACTTGAGTTGGTCTGCCAACTTCTCGGCTCGGTCGGCATTCTCGTTGATAAGTGCCTTCTTGAGTTCCAGCCTTAGGATCTCATTGCGATCAAGTGACTCATTTTTGAGTGCGGCCGCGATGCTGATGCGCTCATCATCAAACATCTTGCCAGCCTCAGCCAGTTTTTGCTTCTCAAGATCCACGCTTGTCTTCTTGAGTTTGTTTTGCTTTTCGATTTCCGTGGTAGTGCGCTTTTGAGTGCGGAAGTTGCGAGTAGCCAACATGGCTTGCTCTTTGGCATTGGCTCTGGCTATGGCTGCTGCCTTGGCAGACTCGGCTGAGGATTGACGGCCACCTCGTGCCTGAAGAATCTCTAAATACGATCCGACTACCGGAATGGCTTGAACTAGGTCTCGACCGCTAGGGCCACCGGATACTAGACCGCCTAGGGTTTTGACTTGCTTGATAATATCGGCCAGACCCAAAGCCACGTTACCGGTGTATGTAGCCATGTCCTCAAAGGTGCTTGCAAGGGCTACTACGCCAGTCTTTTCATCAAGCAGTAATTCAACAGCCTTGACCAACTTTTCGCCAAGCATTTCTTGCGCATCATCGGCTGCTGCGCCAAGGATGGCCAATTGTCCGGCATAGGTTTGGGCGGCTCTAGCGGCCTGACCAGAGAATCGCTCGGTTAGGTCGGCCGTGATTTCGTTGAAACTTTTGCTAGTTAGGTCTGCTTTGCTCAAGCCAATGTTCAATCGAGTCAGGCTTGTGTTTGTGCCAAGGTAAGCACGGCTCAACGCTTGGACTACGCTGCCAAGGCTCTTGCCTGTTCCGGCCGATACATCAAGGGCTAGATTCAGCAAGTCTTGGCTGACGGTTAGATTTTTGGTGCTGGTCAATAATTGCTGCAACGCCGGACGAAGTTCACCATCCGCCACGCCTGTCGCATATTGCAAGGTGCGGATGTATTCTTCAACCGGGCGCACGTCATAGGCAATGCCTAAGTTTTGCAGGTTGCGAGCCAAGGCCTGAACGGCCTTATCTTCCTCAATAAAGGCTTTGACCGATGCTTTGCTGAACTGGGTAATCTTGCGCACGCTAAGGGCAGCACCGAGAGTAATACCAAGTCTTTTGAGGCTTTTGTCCAGCATTGATGTTTGCTGTTGTGCCTGCTTGAATCCCTTACCTTGGAATTCAGAAATAATTGGGATCGTGATTGTCATCGGGTTGCCGCCTTGTACTTGGTCGCTGCTGCTTCAATAGCCCTGAGGATGGCATCTCGCGCACGGCCTTGATTGGCTGCAAGGGCTTGGTACATCAAGCGGCCACGGCCTTTGCCAACCCTTTCAATCGTGCCAATGTCGGTGTTCAAGGCTTCGATAAATTGACGGCCAGCCTGAGGATTGTTTGATCGACTCCGTGGATCACCGTACGGATTTTTTGTGCCAGCAATTTCAACGATTGCACCGATGCGCGACTTGTTGAGCAACGAATAGGCGGCAGTCCAGCCGCTTGTGTTTCCACGCTTCCGGGCAAGGCTATAAGTCAAGCCTCTGCGGATCGTGGATGAGTTATATACCGGGAAGGCATCCTTGCGTCCGGTGCGCGACTTGCGAACTGCCCCGGTGTCGGCTGCTCCAGATAGAAATACTTGAGCCACATCCAACTTGGCATCATTGGTGATGCCTTTGAGGGCCGTGCCAATCTCCTTGTTCATTTCCTTGAATAGGTCAGGGTCAAACTTACGCAAGGCGCGCTTGACTTCATTTACGCCTTGTAGCCTTACTGGCACGTTTCACCGCCTTACCCTTTTCATTCAAGTAGGCAAGGATGGCGCGAAACATGCGCTCGTCCATCGCTAGCCATTCGCTCGGTGGGATTCCAGTCTCAACGCTGAGTTGGGCTATCAGGTAGGTGACTGAATCCCGGTCTATTTTGGGAAACTGTCCTCAACTACTTCCACGCTGTCGAGCGTTGCAACGAAGTCCATCCCAAAGGGCTTGACGGTCGTGCCGGATCGTCGAAGGCACTCCCACGCCAGCCAGTAGAGATCGCCTTGCTGCTCACGATCACGGAAGGCCTTATGAAAGCCAATCTTGTGATGTTGTTCAAAGGCAAACTCTACGGCTGGTGTGATTCTGTGTTCAGTTGTAGTTCCGTCCGTTTGGACAATTTTGAGGCTCGCCATGTCTTGCTCCTTAGAATGTGCCGGTGTCGGCTACCGTTACTGCGCTGTTCACGGTGAATGTTACATCCTGTGAGGACAGATCGCCGGTAGCACCGTTGATAGGGGTCAGATTATTGACCAGAATGTCGAAGGTGTACAACTTGTTGCCGTCTGCAACTGCCGTGCTTGTGTCCTGAACCATCTTTACGCCTACGGTTGCTCCGTAGTTGCTAAGAAGTTCATCAAGGATTTCATTGGTGGCTGGGTCATTGAGGAACGAGAGCGTGAGGGTTGCGGTCTCAAGCCCCTTGACGTACTGACGAGCAGTATCGCCCATTGCGGTTACTTCGAGTTCCTCAAACGCCATGTTGAGGGTTGCGGCGGTGACGAGATCGCTGAAATCCACAGTATCGATCTTGACCCCTACCTTGT